GATGTTCGATCTCAGATGGGGCCGGTGGGCAAAATGGGTTGATTGGAAGCACCCGGTGGCAGCGGCTTGCAGCGCTGTCAAGTGGGCACTCGCACGCATGAGCCACGGCTTGTTAAGAATTGCTGCGGTCTGCTACGAGGCGCTACCTCTGGTTCAACAAGATCCAGAAACTCACATGACGTGGGAGGAACCCCCACCGTGTGAGCCACGACCGGCAGCTTGGGCCTACGGGATTTACTGCCCACACCACATCCCAGTGGTCGCCGAACGCTGCGCTCATAATGAACGCGCGGCCTTACGCAATCGCATCCTCTTTGCCGCCGCACACGACGAGGAGGAAGACGTGGAGCGTTGGAAACCGACTATCCGATTTGCTCGAGAGAACCGGTTACCATTTGGCAGGGAAGTCGCCATTGAGCCTGACGACTTCCAGGATTGGCTGGCTCACTTTCCCGGCAAGCGCCGGGAAGAGATACGAAAGGCCCGTGCCGAAGTCGATCGCGGCGGCCCTGTACACTCTGGCATCAGCATGTTCGTCAAGATGGAACTATTGCCCATAAGATGCCCCAGTGACAGTGTGTCGCTGATCGCATGGCACGGCTCTCGGACCATGACCGGGGATGCCCCTGCACGCAAGGCACCACGCGCCATACAAGCCCGCCACGACTCATTAGTCGCGACAGTAGGGCCCCATGTCTATGCATACGGAAGGAAACTCAAAGAGACATGGGATTGGCGTCGGCCAGCGAGCGGGGATCTCGCCAACGAACACGGCAAGTCCAGACTGACATACACATCTGGGCTAAGTGCCGAGGAGTTGGGCAGGTGGTTCGATGAAAACCTCGCAGCTCTCTCCGGAGACATACACGACCCTGTCGAGGGGCTTGAGGGCGACTTCAGCAACTATGACGGGTCACAAAGAGCCGGAGCAGCCAGATTAGAGAAATACCTCTTTAGAGGCATTGCCAAGTTTGAGCGGAAATTACTGACTCGCAAGACACGTAAGGGTGTAAGCCACCAGCGAATAACCTACGTCATACAATACCGTAGGTGCTCTGGTGACTCCCAAACCTCTTGCGGAAATTCCGCATTGACTGGAGTTCTTTGTCTGGAAGCCGTGAGTGCAAACGTGGCGCGCGCTGCGATCGTGGTTCAAGGGGATGACAACGCCATCCTAGCACGACGCTCAGATATCAAGCGCATTGCCAAGACACTCATGGAGAACTGCGCGGAACGGGGCCTTGAGCTTAAGGCAGTGCCTAGGCCTAAGCTCGACGATCTTGAATTCTGCAGCGGCTTGTTCTGGCCCGTAAACGGGGTTACCGTTTGGGGCCTGAAACCTGGGCGAATGTTCATGAAGACATTCATATCCAGGAAAGAGCTTAACGCCGCCGAGCAGCTCGCGTGGGTTCGAGGAGTGGCCAAGTCTATCGAAAGGGACACACGGCACATTCCTGTCGCTAGGACGCTAGTGACTCGTATGATCGAGCTCACCGAGGGGTTTGTCGAAATGGCACCTGTTAAGGATTACAAGATCCACGCAAAACAGGGCCGCGACCCAGGTCCCGACACGTGGTTATTCGCAGCTAGACGATACCAGGTGCCGACTCAAGCCCTACAAGATTGTGAAAAGTATCTCACGGGTGTAAGCCTTGGACAAGCCATCACCCATTGGGTCGTTGACGCCATGATAGACGTCGATGCCCCGCTCCTCAGCAAAGCGGCGTTATCGGTCATTACTGCAGACGACGTCCGCGACGTTGTGGAAGCCGCTAGTGAAGTTGCTGGTGAACTCGTGACAGGCACCCGATTGGCGCCAACGATATACCAGCGAATTATAGATGCCGTGTTAATCCGGGCTTGCGACGTCTACCACCGACTTGGGGACCTTGCAGCCTGGCACTTGGCACCCGTCATCAATCAAATGCGCGAACATGGAGTGTATGAAATCGCCTACCGCGAGGCGACACCCATGCTACACCCTCTCTACGGCATAATAACGCTGGCCACTACGGTGGCCGTCGTGCCGGCACTTGAGGAGACACTAAAGCGCAAATCTTGGTGGTGGGTCTGGGCCATAGCAGGGGTGGAAGCCGCTAACGCGATAGCGGCCGGTTCACCATACCTAGCCATTGGCAAGATAGTCGGACATGTTGCACTACGCTTGTTACCTTTCCGCGTAGCTGTAGCGGTTCACACGTACTGGAATTGGTCGTGCTGCTACATCCGACTAGCACTAGCGTACTCTCAATAGGCCGACGGGCCACGCGCCAACAAGTGGCAAAATAGGGCTTGACAACCCGGCGCGTAATGTGTCAGGCGAACCAAAATTAAATAAATATCATGGGACAACAGAAGAAACAAACAAAGGGCAAGGGTCGAGCTCGCAACAACTCCGCCAAGCCCACAGTGAAGCCCCAAAACAATGGCGTACGCAGGAAGCCAGCTGCCCGAGTTCTTGGGCAGCAACTCTCACCATGCGCCTTGGAGTATGCAGAATCACTTGGCAATCCGTTCACGGGACCAATCGCATGCATCCCCAGCTTTCCAGCATTACCCACCGGCAAGATGAAGTGCTACATTCGAGACACCGTCACCGTGGACGCTGGTGCTAAAGGATTTGTGTGCTACAACCCGTGGAGGATGGCTTTCACCGGGTGGGGAAATACCACCGAGAATGCCCGGC